ATGATTCAATGTAAACGGGTGTATGACCCGCAGGAAAGCAGCGACGGCTACCGGGTGCTGGTCGACCGTCTCTGGCCGCGGGGGATTAAAAAAGAGGCGCTGGCCTGTGATGAGTGGTGTAAGGCGTTAACGCCTTCCGCTGAGCTGCGGAAAGCCTTTCACGGCGAGGCGATCGATTTCGCCCACTTCAGCCAGCGCTATCGCCAGGAGCTCGACGCCCACCGCGAAACGGGACTGCGGCTGGCGGCGCTGGCGCAGCGCCAGCCGTTGACGCTGCTGTACGCTGCGAAGAACACCGAGCAGAATCATGCCCGGGTGCTGGCCGCCTGGCTGGCGGCCCTGCCGGTTACGATTTAGCCGGATGATCCCGGCGCCACAGCGCCCACTCGTCGAGGGTTTCGCCGCTGGGTAGTTTGCACTGGGTGCTAACGCCCTGCGGCGTTTGCACCGGCACCCGGGTACCGCCGGATTGCTGACAGTACACCGACGCGGGATTGGCCATGCCGATGGTTTTCGTCGGCGCGGTGGACTGCGGCTGGGCACAGCCGGCTAATACCAGTGGCAGAATAGCCAGTAACTTTTTCATCGTTCCTCCCTTTCCTGAATGACCGGGGATTTTAGCCTGAATCTCCACGTTTTCTCCATCTTGCCTGCACTTTTCCCCCGTAGAGTAGCCCCTGTTCTCGAACTGACCAGAGAACAGATCATTCCATAATCAATGAGTTTTTCCCCGTCGCCCCCGACGGGGCTTTTTTTGGGGATTTAATAAATTGAAATAAAAGGATTTATTTCAAAAGTGTCCACATATCGACCACATTGACAAGAATAGCCCCCTTTCCAGGGGGCTATTTTTATACTGCAAGACTAAGTTGACTGTTCCCGTAATGAGAAGCCGGGAAAGCGTCGCCGGGGATGAATCCTGGCGGCAATGGATCTGCGCTGGTTGAGCGCTTCGTTACTCTGCGCTCTACGGTGTTAAGGGTCGTGAATGACTCGCTGCATTCAAGATTCTGGCATTGATGGTATTGCCGGATGGTGAACTCGCTTAACCGGCGGCTGGTGCGGGTGCGGGCGTTTGCGCCGCAGTAGGGACAAACAAACATGATGATCTCCCATCGGGAGTTGAACTCACGCCTATTATGGCCGCTACTGTTCAGTTTCTGCAATCCAGTCGCTTATTTTCGCCTCAAGCTCCATTTTCGTGGTAAATCCGTTATCACCGATCACATGTTCCGCTCTGGCAATGATCCAATCCTGAGTATCGATTTCAGGCTTAAAGCCCGACACGGTCAGATGCATACCCGGATATAAATCGGCGCGGCCGCGCGCCAGGGTTATCGAAAACTGTGCCGCGCCTTTCTGGAGCTGTATCCATTTTGCCGCAGCTGCGCGCCTGGCCGCCGTTTCGTTCTGATAGGTTTTACGCAAAACATACACGTTACCTTCAGCGCCCTCCATGTAATCCCCTTCCGGGCGGCTGCTTTTCTCCTTAGCCTTTTTTCTGGCAGTATTTGTTTTGCGCTTAGTGACCTTGACCGGTTTTTTCTTGCCGAAATTAAGATCCAGCCAGTACGCCCGCACACCAGTGTAAGCATCACGATCGGCAATGCGGAACCTGTGACGATCTCCGCTGGCACGGGTTATCTCAGCCGATGGCAGCGCCCTACCGGATGCACTGACGCCGCCCCCAGGCAGGATAAACAGCAGACAGCCATTTTTCACGGTGGCAATGGCCCCCAACATCTCCGCCATGCGCGTTAAAAACGACATGTCGCTCTCTTCGGTCTGATCCGCATGGTCGATCTCAATGTCGATCAGGGCCTCGCTAATCATCGGCTTCAGGTCATAACGCCGGGCTATGGCCGATACCACCCGCTCTACCGTCACATCATGCCAGGACACCTCCCGCCTGACGTTCATCTCTTCGCGAAAATCAGCGCTGTGCGCGGTGATGTCGATTACATCCGGCGGCCCGCTATGCCCCACCTCGTCAACGGTGTAGAGACCTTTGTAGATCAACGCCTCACCCAGCCAGCCGATGGACACCGCCAGCTCCGCACCGCGTGGGGGTAAATCCGTTACTCCGTCAGAGTCATCTACTGACAGAGTTAGCTGATCAGCATCAAAACCGTTGTTATCTGTAACAGATAGCGAGGTGATGCGGTCGGCCAGTTCAGTCAGGGCGACCCCATCCAACGTGATACTAAAATCCGGTGTCTTTACGACCTCACTTAATTTTTCTAAATACCCTTCGGCTGCTGTTGTTAGCGTGTCTGCTATCGACATAACTCCCCCGTTTTTTGCTGATGATTCCATGCCCGCGCGCGGGGCTGAATCCCTTTTTGTTGTCAGCGAACGGGCAGACCGGCAACCAGGCGACGCCAGCAGACTTAACGTTGAATATGGCCCTGAACTCAAAGAGCAACATGATGGTGAACTTATGTCTGAAACTCGTTTTCACGGCGTCCGCTCTCGCGAAAATACCGACCTACAGCAGGCAATCAATGACATTGATTCCAGCGTGATCGGTATTGTCGCGGTTGCTGATGACGCCGATCCGGAAACCTTCCCGCTCAATACGCCGGTTCTGCTGACTCGGGTGCGTAACGTCCTCGGCAAGGCAGGTAAAACCGGGTCACTTTACAAAGCTCTCAAAGCCATTTCCGATCAGTGCAGCCCGCGTGTTGTGATTGTCCGGGTGGAAGAGGCTTCCGATAACGGCGCCAGTCAATCTCAGGCCGTTATTGGCGGAACAGATGGCGACAGCTACACGGGAATGTATGCCCTGCTGACGGCGGAGGCCAAAACCGGCTATCGCCCGCGCATCCTGGCGGTGCCGGACTACGACACCGAGGAGGTAACGTCACAGCTTTGCGTGATTGCCCAGAATCTGCGGGCTTTTGTTTATGCCGGTTGCAACGGCTGCGCGACCATGGCGGAGGCTATCGCTTATCGCAAAACCTTCGCTTACCGCGAGCTTATGCTGATCTGGCCAGACTTTATCGCTTACAACCCCCTGACGGATGATAACGAAACGTTTCCCGCCCCGGCTTACGCCTGCGGCCTGCGCGCCGCTATTGATAACAGCCAGGGCTGGCACAAATCACTGTCCAACGTTGTGGTGAATAACGTTCTGGGTATTTCGAAAGATGTTTTCTGGGCGCTACAGGCAGAAGACAGCGACGCCAACGAGCTGAACAACAACGAAATCACGACGCTTATCAAGCGTGACGGTTTCCGCTTCTGGGGTAACCGCACCACGGACACCGAAACCTACACTTTCGAGGTGTTCACCCGTACCGCGCAGATCCTGGCGGACAGTATCGCGGAGGCGCAATTTACCTCTGTTGACAGCCCGCTCACTCCGGCCAACGTGAAAGATGTGGTAAGCGGCATCCGCTCTGCTCTCAGCAAAAAAGTCACTGCCGGCCAGCTTATCGGCGCTGGCTGCTGGTATGACACGCTGGACAACGGCACCACGGATTTGCGCCAGGGAAAACTGATTGTGCGCTATAGCTACAGCCCGGCCCCGCCGCTTGAAGATCTGACGCTATACCAGACCTTTACTGATGATTTTTACGAACCGGCGTTCGCGTCGCTCGGGGGTGAATAATGGCTGTTCCTCACAAACTGCGGCTTTTTAGCTGCTTTGTTAACGGCGACAACTATCTGGGAAAAGTGACCTCTTTCACTCGCCCCAAACTGTCACGAAAGATAGAGGACTATCAGGGTGGTGGCATGCTGGGTGCGGTCGGTGTTGATCTCGGCCTTGAGGCTGGCGCGCTGGATTCCACCATTGTATTTGGTGGTGTCATCAAAGCACTGTTTCTCGAATACGGGGCAGAAATTGACGGCACGCGGCTGCGCTTTGCGGGTGAATATTTCACTGATGGCGAAAGCCAGCTTGTCGAGGTGGAGCTGCGCGGGCGATTTACTGAACTCGACGGTGGAGACTCAAAACAGGGGGAAGACACGGAGGAAAGCTACACCTTTAAATCCACCTACTACAAATTCTCCATTGATGATCAGCCCATTATCGAAATCGATCTGCTGAATTTCATCTACAAAAAGAACGGTCAGAACATGTTCCCGGACCGCATCACCTCCGCCCTTGGCATGGGCAATTGATAACCTTTCAGAGGGTGGCAAAGATGCCGCCCGGAGATTTTAAACATGGCTAAAAAAACTAAAAACCTGTTCACGCTGATGCAGCCGGTAGTTCGTAAAGACAGTGAGATCGGTCAGGTGGAAATTACCGGCGCCATCAGTCAGGCCGGATCGCTGCGCGGCCTGAATCTTATCCGCGTTGCCAATATGGATGCAGACTCAATTGCCACGCTGTTGACGCGAGTCACCACGCCTGCGCTGACACAAAAAGAAATCAACGAAATGCACACTCTGGACTTTATCGGGCTGGCAGAGCTTCTGGTCCCTTTCTTGAATCCGCCGGAGCCTGGAGCGTCGAACGTGGCGGAGACGGAGAGCGAGTAATCACCGTTGCGTTTGACCAGATAGACGATCTGGTTGCTGATATTGCCGTTATTTTTAACTGGCCGCCTTCTGAAGTTTTCGGCATGGATCTTGGCGAGGTGATAGCCTGGCGCAAGCGGGCGGCGCTTCGAAGTGGTGCCAGTGATGAAGAGTCTTGATATACGCGTTGCTTTCAGCGCGATCGACAGATTTACCCGCCCCGTTAATGCTGCCCGCCAGAGTGCGGGCGGCCTTTCCGACTCCCTCAGAAAAACACAATCCACCCTGAAAGGGCTCGATAAGAGCAGTGCCACTTTTCAGCGAATGACCGCGGCCGTCGTCAAAACCGATCGTTCCATCTCACGTGCCCGTGCCCGCTTTGATGGTTTGTCAGAAGCGCAACGTAAAAACGGAACGCTGACGGAAAAACAGCAAATACTGATGTCGCGACTGGGTGAGCGGCTTGATCGGTTGACCGCAAAACGCGTGACGGAAGTGGCTCGCCTCCGTGAGAGTGCATCAGCCCTGCGCCAGCATGGCGTCATGCTTTCCGGTAGTAGCGCCACTATAGGTAACGCGATACGCCGCACAGAACAATACAACCAATCCCTTGAACGGGAAAAACGGCAACTTGCTGCGGTCACTCAAGCTCGTAAACGTTACGAGGGTGCGCAGCAGATGGCCGGGAAGTTGCGCTCTGGCGGTGCCATAGCATTAGGTACAGCAACCGCAGCCGGGTACGGCGCCGGACGCTTCCTGTCACCTGCGGTTGGTTTTGATGAGGAAATGTCAAACGTCCAGGCGCTGACGCGGCTCGATAAAAGCGATTCACAACTAGCCGCCCTGCGCACTCAGGCAAAAAAACTCGGTGCTGAAACCGCCTTCACCACACGTGACGCCGCCAGCGGCCAGGCCTTTCTGGCAATGGCGGGCTTTACGCCAGATGCTATCCGTGCAGCGCTGCCCGGCGTGCTCAATATGGCGCTGGCGGGCAGTATGGAATTGGGTGAAACGGCAGACATCGGCTCAAACATTCTTTCTCAGTTTTCCCTCGATGCCGGAGAAATGGACCGCGTCAGCGATGTGCTGACAGGTACATTTACCCGTACCAATACCACGCTTAGCAGCCTCGGCGAGACAATGAAAGTTGTCGGGCCGGTAGCGGCGGGACTTGGGATTAGCCTGGAAGAAGCCGCAGCGATGACTGGCACGCTGGCGCGCGTGGGTATTCGCGGTAGCGAGGCCGGTACGGCAATGCGTCGCTCCCTCTCCCGCCTGGCCTCCCCCACTACGGCAGCCAAAAAGGCACTCAAAGAGCTGGGAGTGGAAACTGCCGACGCAAGCGGAAAGATGCGACGTCCGTTCGATATTCTTCTCGATCTACAAAAACGCGTTTCCCGCTTTGGCGAGGTGGATCAGGTTTCATTTTTCAAAGATATCGCCGGAGAAGAGGGTTTTACGAGCCTCCAGTCTTTGGTCAACGGCGCAGGTGATGGCTACCTCCAGTCACTCTATGAACAAATTGCAGAAGCACATAAAAATCAGGAGGCCTTCGCCGTCGCTAACAAGAAGAAAGACAACCTGGGCGGCGATTTGAAGGAGCTGGACAGCGCGTGGGAGGCGTTCCGCATTTCTGTGGCTGAGACAGTAGACGGCCCATTACGCAGGCTGACACAGGGGCTTAGCCGGGTTATTGGCACTATTCAAAGCTGGATAGAAGAAAACCCCAGACTTTCACGAACGTTGTTACTCGCCGGTGGTACTGCACTGGCATTAACCGCAGTAATTGGCGGTCTGTCATTAGCTGCTGGTCTGCTGATGGGGCCGCTTGCAAAGCTCAGGCTGGGGTTTGCGCTGCTGTCCGGCGGGAGTGGAATCGGAGGTACGGTATCAGCGTTCCGCATGTTGAGTGCTGCGGGCGGTAGCTCACTGGTAAAAATGAGTGGATGGGGTTCTTTACTCAGCGGCCTGGTCGGACGCCTCGGCGTATTAACCAGATTGATGGTACCACTGCGCGGCGCGTTACTTGGCGCCTTTACCTCTCCGGGGATTGCTATCAGCGCCCTGTCAAAAAGCATTGGCGGGCTGGCGATCCGACTAACGGGAATCCCTGCTCTCTTCCGCATTGTAAAAGGCGGAATTGCGGCGCTGGGCGGCGGATTATCAATGCTGTTGAGCCCAATCGGTTTAGTGGGTGCTGCGTTTGTAGCGGCTGGGGTACTGATCTGGAAATACTGGGGACCAATCAAAGCCTTCTTTAGCGGTTTTTTTACAGGCGTCATCCAGGGGTTAGCGCCAGTACATAACGCATTTTCCCGGCTGGCGCCCGTTTTCGGACTCATTGGGGATGGCGTCAAAAACGTCTGGAATTGGTTTAAAAAAGTATTAACACCCGTTGAGGAGAGTCGCGAGGCGCTAAACAAGTGCGCCAGCGCCGGGCAGACCTTTGGAGAGGTCCTGGGGACCGCACTTAGCGCACTACTTTGGCCGCTTCAGAAATTAATGGAAGGTGTTGGCTGGTTACTGGAGAAGCTCGATCTCATCCCCGATGGCATTGAAAGAGCCAGGCTGGAAGCAGCAAGACTCAGGGCTATTCCGGTTATGTGGGAATGGGATGAGAAATCCGGGCGCATGGTTAAAAGGGAGTGGCAATGGTCATCTGAAAAGCCTGGAAGCAAAGGCAGCGCCCCGCCGCCCAATGTGCTAGGGGGCAACTCAGGAACAGAGCGGCGGCTGGGCCAAATCGCGGATAACACCAAAGGCCTTTTAGATGAGGAAAAGCGCAAACGTATCGGGCCGGGTGACATTGTATTTAAAAATCTCCCTCCAGCCCTTGCAGTACGTGGTGAATGGCAGGAGTCGAAGCTTGTCCGCCAGTCTGTCAGCGCTCGCCCGGTTATTGCCGCTGGCGAACCATTGATAAAACAGACGCAGGCATGGCAACCGGTACGTCGAAATCAAAGCACCCACACGGCGGCTGCGGCTTCAGATTATAGTTTTTCCGGTGATATTCATGTTCATCTGCATGACATTCAGAGCAGCAATCCGCGCGAACTGGCGCGACTTGTTGGCGAGGCTGTCCGCGCGGAAATTGATAAAAGGCAACGTGCTGCCCGGGGTTCGTTCCGGGATAACGATTAATAAGGAGTAATAACTATGATGATGGTATTCGGACTTTTTGTATTTGAACTCAGGACACTGCCCTATCAGCAATTACAGTTATCTCGTAACTGGCGGCACGTAAAGAATGACCGTGTGGGCCGGAGCGCAAAATGGCAGTACGTTGGCGCCGGCGAGAACCAGTTGACGCTGGGTGGGCTGCTGTACCCTGAAATTACCGGCGGCAACCTGTCGCTGGGAGCTGTCTCAACAATGGCTTACACCGGGCTTGCCTGGCCGCTGATCGATGGCGTCGGGTCCATTTACGGGATGTATGTCATCACGGGTTTGCAGGAGACGCATCAGGAGTTTGATCGTTACGGCAAAGCAAAAAAGATAGAGTTCACGCTAACATTGCAGAGGGTTGATGAGGATATCCGAGAGGGACTGCAAAGCTCCTCTGTTAGCGACCTGATGGCAACGCTGAACGAAGGCGTGGACACTGCATTAAATACGGTCAAGGAGACGCTGGGCGGTCTGACTTCCTGAGCTGCAGCACGGTCATATATGTGTATCAGTTCAGACTTGTTCAGACAGCTTTTTCTAACGGCATATAATCAAGGCTGACAGTCAGTTATGAGCGGAAGTTTCATTGCTTGACACATCAGGAAGGTGAATAGTCCGTTAATCAGAGGATTTAACTGCTTGATTATGAAAGTGTTAAGTGGTTTTGTTGAACCTAACCCTATTAGCTTAAAAGTGATCTTTTAATCTTTGAATACACCACTTCAAACCTTTTGCTCTTATGTTTGCAACAGTGCTCTATTGCATGCTGATGAGGATACCTCTTATGATAAGTTACAGGGGGCAGTGACCTGATTACCATAAGATTATTTTGAAACACAGATATCATATGTTTTATTTTATGGATCATAAAATCATTGTAGTTGCGAGTATTTTTTAAGGAACAACAAAAAATGAGCAAGTTACCAAAAGAAAGTTCAAGCCAGGAAATTGGTCGACTCGCTGGGCGCGCAATAATGAGCAAGCTTCCAGTATCATGGATTGAAACGCCCCAGTCGGGTGATAGTGACTTTGGAATTGATTACCTCATTCAATTAAAAAACTCTCAAGGCAATGTCTGTTATTCCTTTTATCTTCAATTAAAAGGCACTACAGCTCCAAATTACATAACAAATAATGAATTCGTAAGTTTTAGCTTTAAAACTAGCACTTTGGCGTATTATTACACTCAAGAACCTTTAGTTATGGTTGCCCTTGTGGATTTAAGCATTTATTCGGATGAACTTTCCAAATGCCCAATTTATTTCTTGTGGCTAGACGATGACTGGTTTGATATTAATAAAGAAAAAATTGAAGGGCAAGATTATCTGACTTTGAATATACCAACAAATCAAGAAATTAATAATAAATTGGATGTTTTTAGTTTTTATGAAAAACGGATAATGGATAAACTGGCTGTTCAAGGGTTAAAGAAAGCAATAAAACCACATTCTGAAGATATAAGTCGTAGCATAGTAAAGTTTTCAGAATATATTGAAGACAAACCAGTTCTTATAAAAGCTGTCGAAGAAAGCGGTGATGAGCCTTGGATCTCAAATCCAAGCGGGGAAGCGGTAACACTTCTAAAAGAATGTTCCGATGCACTGAACGAAAATCTCATAAAAAAAGCACAAGAAATACTATCGCAGCTTGATGACTGGCCTAATCAGCTGAGTAACCATGAGAGTGCAGAGTTAATATTACAGAAGTCAATTCTATGTGAATTACTGGGAGAAGTATCTGAATCATTAGACATAATCAGAAATGCGAAGAACTATAGTGATAAACCTCGGTATAAACTAGCCTTTTACGAGTCAAAAATAAAAAATGGTCAAATGTTAAACCAAGAAGAAATTGATGACATTGAGAGGGAAATATCAACCGGTGATTTTAGAGCAACATTTTTAAAAGCAAAGTGCCTAGCAATCTCTGGCCAACTGAAAGAAGCCATTTCGACAATAGATGAAAGGCACAGTGAAAGAGTAACAGCAAAGTTGTTATTACTAACATTGTCTGAATGCACTGAAGAATTAGACGAAGAAATAGAAAGAATTGATCTTTCAATGCTTAAATCTGATAGAGAAAAGTATGTTTATCATTCTATATCAGCAAGAAGGTTCTTTTTTAAAGCGCATGGCGATGTTTTCAATTATGATCAAACCCTACCATTTACGGGAAAGTCAAACCTTAATTTTGATCATATGAAAACTTCATATGATCACTGTGAAAAAGCATGGCATTTCGCAAAAAAATTAGGTTACCCATCAGACTTTGTAATAATCATTGACATATCACCACTTTTATATTTTTACTTCTATAACATAGAGGTATTATTCGAACGCTTTGATGAAATCCTTAAAGAAAGGCCTAATCACAGTGAATTATGTGTGTTATATTCACGTCTCTTATATAATTGCAATGAATATAAAAAAGTGGTTTCATTACTGACACGGGTGAAATCTGACTTAAGTTTAGATAATAAATCCATTTTATTTGCATCCAACTTCTACCTTGAGGAATATGATACTGCACTTGATATTTTCTTGAGTTTTGAACATGAGTTACTAGAAAAAAGTCCTGAAAACACTCCTTTTATACTTTGTTTAGCCATTGATATTGCAATCGCCAAATTTGAGGACCTTTTAGCCAAAAGACTTAGAGTTATTCTTCTTGGTTATGAAAATGGAGAGGCTTTTTTAGCTGTTAATACATGTGTAAGAAAAATCAAAGAAGAACCAAGCACGCAGTCCGAATGTGTTGAAAACCTTTATCAGAAGTATATTGAATTAGATAAGCCTATAGTCATAGCTGAGCATTTATTGAGGTTTTTTAATGTTCACAATGAAAAAGCTGAATATAAAATAATTGAGGTTGCTGAAGCAATATTATTAACTAAAGAGCTTGATGAACCCTGCTCATTAAAATTGGCTGAGGCATATCTTAAGGCTGGAGATGCAAATAAAGTATTTGCAACTGTGGATAAGAATCTTGAAAAAGTTAATATAGACCCTCATTGGCATGTACTAAAGACTTATGCTTTGGAACTATCTGGTAGAGTTGGAGAGGCTGTAGATGAAATTGAACAAGCTCTGAAAAGCTCTAACTACTCAACAGAGTACATGAAAATATATGTTAGCAAATGTTTAAGTTTTGGTATGTTTAAACAGGTTGAAAATGTTTTACAACGACTTTTATCTATTGAAGGTTCTCGAAAAAATAAATTAATATATCTATCTAAGTTAATAACTGTATACGCCTCAAAACCGGAATATAGTGAAAAATTGATTAGTAGCATAAAAAGATTCGGTGAATTAGTTGACAGGAATGACTGTGATGAAGAAGGAAAGTATTTAGCACTTGTGTTATCTTCCCCGATTAATATGAGCAATGAAACCCGGTCAGAATATAACATCAGGATTTCAAACTATTTTAAAAAATTCCCTGAGTCTAACGTGCTTCGAAAAGCAAATATTGACATTAATAATGGTCCCGAGGCATTACTCAATTCAATTCGAGAAGTTACTGGTGTAACGGATGAGCAAATTGCACTATGGGAGAAACACAGGCGTTCTATCAGGAGAGGGGCCTTACCAATTCCATTTGCCATTCTTGGTCTATTTCTAAACAATACAAAAGATGTTTACACAAGTTGGAACCTTGCAAAAAATACGTCAGATGAATTTTTAGAGTTCAAAATAAATCAAGCACCACAATCACCCCAAAAAATATTCAACAATTATTTCGAACAACAAACAAACTTTCTTATTGAAGAAACATCATTAATCTTGATGCAAGAAATTGGTATTTTAGATATTTTCTTGGAGAGTATTAAAAAATTCACCATCCTTAATTCTTGCTTTGAAAGAATGAACGCATCAATATTGTTTAATTTACCTATGAGCGTAGACCCTCTCCCACAAAACATTTTAAATACAATCACTAAACATAGAGCAAAACTAAGAGTTGAACAGGGTTGCAAAGAAAATATACTTGAGTCATATCGTAAATTAACATCTAGGGATGGGGAGGGTTATGTATTTTTAACGGACGATGCTAATATGCTGTTGCTCTGTGGTAGTAATGTTGAATTCCTATCCCATGGAAACATATATAATATTCTGTTAATTTTGAACAGCAAAGGTTACATTAAAGAACATAAGCTATATGAACTGATTGCGAAGGTATCAACTTATGGCTTCAAATCAATTAATATGGAAATAGGTGTAATGGCTCGTGTTTTTTGTCACTTCACAAATGAAGATGAGGATTATACAAAAACAGCATTTAAAAGTCTTTTCGATAAGGTTTTCAATTCACGACGAAAATTTGATGAGGTAGTTGGCATATTATATAATGTATTAAGACGCTCCATTGATGAGGGGGGAATGAAAGTCAGCAGCAATATTATATTGCCATTACTCACAAATTTCTTATTGAGATACCCGCATGATAACAAAATCGACTTCATCCTAAATTGGTTTTTGTATCAGTGCACAAATGGAAAAGACGGTTACATTTCTGATTTATTGCCCATGAGTGTAACTCATGCTACTTTATGGAATGTTTGTTACGAGATGTGTTGTATCTCAATGGAGAGAGAAGTAGCCCATCGCGAACTGTTCTTTAAAATATCTAATTTCATTCTCGGACAGAACCCTGACTCCCGTGAAAAATCATATAATAGTGTCATTAAGTGTTTTATTCCCGGAACTACAAATTACAATCTATTTTCAAGGACTTACAAAGAATTGTCATTAATTAGATAAACACCTAATTAATTGGCAGCAATTTTGAAAGGTAGCGGGGATTAACCTGCTACTTATCAATGAATACGGACTGATGTTAGCAACCTCCGCTTCTGATCAGAGCAGTCAGTTAGATTAGGTTAAATCTCTGTGTTCTAAAAATATCAGTTCGAATTCAAATCAATATAATCTATAACGGTAATCGATACTGGCAAGCACGGTCAGTACTGACAGTGTTTTTTATGCCGTGCGCTTCCACATAACCAGTGAGACATACTCGTTGGTCACATCTATAGCTTTGTTGCTGGATTCCTTCAGGCCTGCCGAATCAATGTAGGTTCCTTCAGTAAGAGCAAGCGGGCCACTTTTCTGATTATCTGTTCCGTGAGTTGTTGTTGGATCCCATGTTGCGCCTGGAGAACGGTCACCCGAACGATGCCAGTGCGGAGGCAAGTTATCGGCTTCAAGCTTTACCTTGTTACTGCCGCCAGTCACGCCATACTGAGAACCAATCCTGACAACTCTGTCAGCAAAGGTTTCGCTCAAGTCAGCCCATGTCTGCCATGGGAAGCGCTCCGCTGGGCTTTTCTCACCAGCGACAACGATTCCAACGTAAAAAATGGCGTCAACAATTGCCCTATAGGCCGCTCCGTCGCTGTTGAGTCCCAGCGCCTTTAGGGCTTCGGATGTATCGCTCAGATCGGAAAGATTATTTTCTTTCTGAAGTGCGCCAGTGATGCGCGAGTCATCTCCCGCAGCTACCGTTCCCGCCTCGGTACCTACATTCCGTGTAGCTGAGTTCCCCAGCCCCATATTCTCCCGGGCCTCTTTGGTATCGTTTAAATCAGAAAGATTTTGCGCTCGCCGCAGATAGCGTTTATCACCCGTTTCCTGCGTGAGTGTGGCAAGCGCCGGATCGATAACAAGCTGCACGCTTGAGGTATGTGTCAACGTCAGCACAAGCGTCAGAATGATCTCTTTGATAATGGAATCGGATTGCGCCGGGAGGTATGTCGCCGGGTATGCGCCGTAAGCGATGAGCGTACCCTTAGCGCTGACCAGTCCCGCCTCTCTGAGCGTCTTACCCGGATAATCCTTGCAGTTAATAACAATCTGACCACTGATAAACCCCTCATAGCTTGAATCAGAGTCAAAGGTTTCACGGCCAAACTGACCAAAAAGCGCGGTCACCGCCGCCAGGTCATCGGGATCGGTCGGCAATGTCACGCCGCCACCATCGCCGATCAGTACGGCGGTAATATCCACAACCTCCCCCGCCTGATACGCGGCCTCGATTTCAGCGGCGCCCGCCGTCGTTAGTGTCAATCCTGTTGCCATAGTGTTTCCTCTGCTTCAATGCCATACACGCTGGCAAGACGATCATAAAAATCATCACTGACAGTTTTGCTGTCAGCATCAATATCGCTTTCAACGGGATGAATAACCCCCGCAGCCTGGAGCATTTGCAGGTATTCCAGGAAAAACTCATCGGTCTGGCAAAATCCGATCAGGCTTTTAATTTGATTGAATGTTTTCATAACTTATTCGTTATCCAGTTACCGGGTAAATCTGTGAAATCGTCCAGGCTTGTGCAGTTGTAGAACGCGTAATAATGCGCTGTGACATTTGGCACTTTGTCCATAAATACCTGGCCCTTACCTGTGAGGGCAGAGCATCCCCTGAATGTGGCCGTCGTGGTGACAATCGTCGAATAACTGCTGAGGTTGAATATCGTGCTGACGTTGGTTCTCAGCTGCGCGCAGCCATCAAACAGATAGCCGATTGTCGTGGCCGGTAAGTTATTCATTAGACCGGCCCCGACCTCTTCCAGTGCGACGCACTCGGCAAACACATTAGTGAATGTCGTGGCGTTGATACTGGCGACAAAAAGACCGGCAGGCACTGAGCGCAGGTTTTTACATCCCCTGAAGGTCTGGCCGTAGGCCGTCACCAGCGGGTTATCACTGAACAGATTTTCCGGTATTTCCACCACGCCGGTATTCTGGAACGTTGCGCCGAATGCGGTGATAAGCGGGCACGATGCAAACAACGACGGCGGAATGCTCACCAGCGCCGCGCAGCCGTAGAACGTAGAACCGGCACTGATCAGCAGGGTGTTATGTTTCAGTAAATCAGCAGGCAATACCGCCAGCGCAGTACAGCCGGAGAACGTCAGCGTCAGGGAGGTCAGGTTGACACAACCCGCAAACAGATCGGACGGCAGCGCGGCCAGGGCGGTGCAGTCCTGGAAGGTGCCCCCCATTGCCGTCAGAGAGGTCAGATCGCTGAACAGCTTTTCAGGCAGTACGGCAAGGCCCGAGCACTGATTAAACAGGCCAGTGATATTCGTCACTTTGCTGCATCCTGCAAACATATCCCCGGCCAGCGATACCAGCGCCGTGCAGCCCATAAATGTATAGGTCAGATTAGTCAGGGAACTACAGTCACGGAATACCCCGGCCCCGATGCTTTTCAGGGATGTACATTGGGTGAATGCATAATAGAACGTCGTGACCAGTGATTTACCTGCAAAGGCCTCTGCTCTTACGGCTGTCAGTGAAGAACAGGCATAGAAAGCCCGGTCAAAGCTCGTTGCCTTGTTACAGTCCACAAACGACGGTAGCGCCGTTAATGCAGTGCAACTATTGAAGACGCTGGCAAAGGTAGTTGCACTGACACACCCCTCAAAAATATCATCGCCCACTTCTTCCAGAACACGGCAATAGTAAAAAGCGGAGGAAAATGTTTGCGCAAGCGCACAGCCAGAAAACACTGCTTTTCCCGCTTTTACCAGTGAAGAACAGCCGGAAAAAACGGTTCCAAAATGGTTAACCAGGGGTAAATCCTTAAAGAATTCATCAGGCACAGAAAGCAGTTGCGTGCATCCACTGAATGCCCCGCCGAAATGCGTAGCTTCCAGGCAGTGGCGGAACAGGCGCGGCGGTAGCTGCGTCAGCGCCGTGCAGCCTCTGAAAATCGCCGTAAAGACGCCACCAGGCACATCGCTGAATAAATCTGCTGACAATGTTGTCAGCGCACGGCATCCATCGAAGGTATAACCGAAGTTATTGCCATTGACACACCCGTCAAAAATGCCCGTCCCGGTATCAATAAGGGATGTGCATCCCGAAAACGCACTGGTGAAATGCGTCGCAGCAGCACAGTCTCGGAATGTGTTTTTGCCAGCACTCAGCAGGCGTGTGCAGTTCTCAAACACTGAGGTGAATAGCGTCACCTGAGATAATTCGCTGAACAGCCCATCAGGAACAGCAGCCAGTTCCGTGCAGCCATAAAACGCCGCCGAGAAATCTGTGGCACCAGTAAACCGCGCAAATAAACCCTCTGGTAGTTCAGTCAGCGATGAGCAGCCCCGGAAAATGGAGGTACATTTCTGGATATTTGGCAGATCGTCAAAAGCCCCGGCGTGGACCTTGTAAAGGCCAGTTGCGCCACTCGCGAAAGAAACAAGATTGTCCCTTTCTCCCGTCAAAAGAATGATTTCCTGCACGGGGTTCAACGTCACTGAAACGTTACCCGACGTGCGCTGGAAACTGGCGGTTTCTGTGTTCTTAACCGTTATTGTGTACTCTTCTCCCTCTACAACGTCACGCGTCGGAATAACCCAGCCGTACACAGCACTGGCAGCATCAAAACGGTATTCCCGGCTGTCTGTTCCGTCGCCATAATCAATAGTGAAATCCTCATCCATGCGCACGTAGAACAACGGACGGCTTGCATTGTCGATGCGGGTGATGAACTTCATCACCGCGACCACTTTCACACTGATCACCGCGCTGACGCCGTTAGTCGTCGTGACGGTGACCGAACAGGTGCCCCGCTTCACGCCCGTAACCAGAATAGCGCCGTTGACAATTCGGGCAGTCGCGATTGTTTTATCCGACGTGGTTACCGTAAAGGTTTTATCTTCCGCGTATTCAGGGAGGATGGCCACCGTGACCGTTTCCGCGTCACCGGGGACCAGATTCAGCTCGTAGCGGGATAAAATCACCTGCAACGGGACAAATCGCGGCGTTATTTTCTCCGTGGCGTACATGTAACCGGCCGCATATGAGGTTCCCTGAAGTCGGCCAAATACATGAACGGAAAACCAGCTGCGCAGGTTCCTGGCGCGCAGCACCGCCAGTTTCAGATCCTGCTGGTCGTATTCCGTCACCGGCAAATCGTTCTGATAAACGTTCAGGCGAAAGGTATACGGATCCCCTTTCGGATTCTGATTGAACCATTCAACAATATCCGTCCCAAAAGGACTGTCCACCAGGGCATGACGGACGGCGGCGACCGTCCCGCGATGGCGGTGGATATAGTGGGCGCGCTTAATCGCATCGCGTTTCTTTTGCTCTGACCAGTCAATATTCCAGGTATCAACCTGATATTCCCACGCCAGCCACGGCAGGAGCGCCAGCGGGCAGCTGTCGGGATCTTTCACCCAACGGATAAGATACACAGGTATGCGCGCCAGTGCGGCGGCGCTGGCCCTGTCAATGGCCCGCTCCACGGCGGTGGCGTTGGGCGGCAGAATGCTGGCGGGATAATTAGCGGTCATAGTCCATCACCACAAGATTGATTTTCACAGAGGTGCAATGAGGCGCTTCGCCCATCGTCGCCACGACGTCGGCGGCCGGTGAATGCAAATCGACGGTGACAACGCCGTCCTGATGCAAAGCCCCGTCTATGCCCGACCGTGCAGCGGTGGCGTTGATAAGATGCACTGAGGCGGTGTATTCGTTCAGTGCTGCGGTGGCTTTTTCCAGCACCGTGGCGGTGTCCACGCCGTAAGGGACGTAAATGTCAGCGATCACCTGATAATTCACAATCACAGCGGAACGGACGTAATCAGCCACATAATCCGTAATCGGGCGCACGTCTTCCGGGTTTACCGCCGCCAGGACTTTATCGAGCAGCGCCTGCGGGGCGGTCCCATCTCCGGTACGTGACAGAACGTAGAGGAAAACGCGGCCCTCCTGATTATGCGTCTCCGGGCCATAGGCGCGCACGTCGAGCACATCCGCATCAGCTCCCAGTGCAAAATAGTGATAGGCATTACGGGCACCTGCCGTGCTCAGGCGCGCCCATGAGAGCAGCGTGCGGGCGCGCAGCTCTTCATCGCTTTCGTATACGGCGTCCGCCTCGTCGGTGGCTTCGGTAATCAGCAGGCGTTCAGTGTCAAAATTTCCCGAGACCTGATCGAGATCCGCCCCCAGGGCGCTGGAAAGCAGCACCGCGCGCACGGCTTCATTAATGCGTTGCAGCAGATGGATCTCGCGATAGGTGAATGCCTGAGCCAGCGCGGCCATCGGTTCAGATTCCAGCAACAGCGCAGCAGACACAGAAGCCTGAAGTTCCGCAGGCATGGCCGCCACGATAAGCGCTCGGATATCAGCCAGCACCGTTTCAAAATCGGGCACCTCGACGACGTCAGGCTGCGGGATCTGAGATAAATCGACGGAAGTTTGCACACTAGCTCCTTAACCTGATGGTGTTGCTGGTTTCTGTCATGGTTTCCGTGATGGTGCCGGCCAGTTCAGCAGTCACCGCGCCTGTTTCTGAAAACACCACATTGACGGTGGTCAGACTGATCCGCGGCTCCCACTGCGCCAGCGCAATAGCGGTGGCGCCCATCAGCTGCATGCGGGTGACGGTGTTCTGTGGCGCATCGAGTAAATCAGGTACCACGCTGCCAAAGTCCCGGCGCATCACACGGGAGCCTGTTGGCGTGGTGAGGATTTTTGTCACAGACTGCCAGAGCTGATCGTGATCGGTCAGCGCGCCGGTGCCTTCCGGGTTCATCCCCGTGTAACTGGCTGTCATCGCGTGCCCTCCGTCCAGCTTCCGCCGGTCTGAACCCTGCCATGACCGTGGCTGTCAACCTGGACACCGTTGGACGTTAACGCACCGTTGCTGTGAGTCACATCACCGGCCATCGTGCCGCCGTGGGTCAGTTCAAAAGTGCGCGCTTTAAGTTTTTCTGTGCATACCACCTCGGGCGCATCCAGCGTGACGCGGGTTTCTGCCTGGATATGCGCGGTTTTAATGCCGGTCACGGCCAGCGCTCCGGCATCGGCGGCAGCGTCGTAATGCAGGCGCGCGCCATCCGGTGCGGTGATGCTGATTTCCAGCAGACTGCTGCCCGTTGGCGGGTTATCTGCACTGTATGCAGAGCCAATCACAAACGCGTTTTCAGGGTTGCCGCCCGGGCAACCTATCCAGACCTGCTCCCCTATGGAGGGCGGCAGCCAGATGCTGAACGCCCCGGCGCGGGTGACATTCCAGCGGATCCAGGTGGTCAGCAACCTGCCGGAGCGAACGCGCACCGCTTTCTTGTCGGCGCTGATTTGCTCCACGACACCCTGGCGCAGAATGTTTTCCAGCAAGCGCATCAGCTCGGCATTCATGACGCACCGCCCAGACTGCTGATAACAGCGTTTTCCGTAGCGATAAGGTCTGCCGGAGTCATGCCCAGCAGTTCGCGCGCCGGGTACTGCGCGTAAGCGCCCGGGCCAACTTCATCTTTGAGGCCGTACTGGTGAATACGGGCAATGCGCGCAGCGATGTCATCAAATCCTACGGTGACGCCGCCCGCGTCCGGCCTGACCTTCATAAAACGCAGGGTGCGCAGGCGGGTAAACATCGGTGCTTTTTTTGTCTCTGAATGCGTCGCAGATTGCGTTTTGATTTCCAGATACCGCTCGATATCGGCCCGGTAGAAGGTGCGGATATCCCGGCGCTTCTCATCAAACCCCGTGATCGTCCGGCCATATTTACCGCGCCCGCCGCGCCAGTTTTTAAGCGCCCGGACCTCATTATTCCAGAAGAACTTGATCCCGTGCTGGGTGCGGTAAACCTTACGGCGGCGCACGGCATAGCCGCTGCCGTCCGGGTTTTTCTGTGACGCAATGCGGCGCTGCTGACTGCGGCGCACTGCCAGGCCAATTTTGCGCGCGGTACGGGTGCGCCCCGCCGGGCTGACGCCGTCGAGGATGTCCTGAAAGACTTGATCCAGCTCGCTGAACATGCGATCGCTCACGCTCCGGCCTCCTGAAGCATGCCTTCAAATACCAGCCCCCAGCCTGCGGCGTGGGGTGCCAGCACGCGCGGGCGCGGCTCCGGCAAATGCTCGGCATAAGGCACGCCGTTTTCATCCAGCTGCACCAGTACCCGCTGACGCACCGGCAGCTCAAACATAAGATCGGCGGTGTCATCGCTGTTAATTAGCGTGGTGAATTTAATCTGCTGGTTTTTATCGGGGTTCAGCAGCAGATCGGGCTGATTAAACCAGAGCCAGGCCATCAGCGGCAGCGTGAAGTCGTCAATACTCCCGGCGTAGTTCATGACGAACAGCACCAGAGAATAGCGATACATGAACGACGGCGTTTCACCGGTAGTTTCAATGCCACCCTCTTCAACAAACACCGTCCAGGCTTCCGGGTTCGCCCGGCACCAGGTGTTTGCTTTCTCTATGGCGGCGCGGAGTGTGTTTATCTTCAGCATTTATGGCTCCTTATGGGTGTTCTGACGCAGGTTGTCCCACTGGCGGATCGCCGCTTTGTCAGCATTGCAGGCATCAAGCGCATCCATCAGCCTGTCGCTGAATATCGCCACCGCGCCCCAGGTCACTGGCTTATCCAGCACCGGGCGTGGCGTCTCTTCGGTCAGGCTCTCCGGGACGGGTTCACGGACCAGCTGAATGATCGGCGCGGGCGGTGCGTTTTTGCAGGCTGCGGCTGACAGCGTCAGGCACAGGAGTAACAGCGCACGTGTCACCATTGAACGCGGCCTGCATTGCTTCACGTCGGCGCTCCCCTTCTGCATTACGCTGTTGCTCACGGACTTTTACCTCTGCCAGTAACTTATGGGTTTGTATGGCGGTCGCCTTCACTTCCTGAATAACCTGGTCGTAACCGGTCGCCGTTTCGGTCAGCAACTTGTTGCGGGTCCTGGCCTCGCTCAGCTGGTCGGTCTGCCACCAGACAGCAGCCAGAAGGACAAGCATCACAATCACACTGCCCGCCCTCATGACGGCGTACTCAGGCCCAGCAGGCACCAGGCTTTAAAATCATTGCGTCGGTTAACCAGGCCGGCGGAGCGCTTACCGCCCACATTGACGAAATCAGTCAGCCTGTTGCACATCTGCGGCCATTGTCTGGCCTGGGCATGCTTCCAGATCGTGGTCCTCTGCTTGCGTCCGTTTTTATCGGTGAACCACATCAGCCCGGTGCAGCCCAGATTCAGGGCGGCATCAGTCATGGCCTCAAAGGTGAGCTGAGGCATATCGGCGCCGTGAAAATTGTTATTAATGCAGTTTTCTGCCCGTTGCAGATCATTGATCCAGCGTCGCGCTATTTCCTGGTTGCTGTATTCGCGGTTTTCTACGCCGCCCGTGGAGCCGATACCAATGGTCAGAGCACCCGCCGTGCAGTAATAAGGCGTGCTGCGGCAGTCTTCCCAACCTGCAATTTTCTGCTGCCCTTCTTTCGACGTTCTGACGCTCCCGGGCGCCAGCGAAATGCCCAGAGCCACAATCACCGCAATCGAACATTTTTTGATGATGTTCTTCATGCAGGTTTGTCTCCGTGCAGTTGCTCCAGCAGCTGCCGCTCGCGGTCCGACAGGTTGCGAGTTTCCGCCTGGCGGAGAATCTGCTCGATCAAATCGTTACGGCGCTGGCTGGCCTGCTCAATGCGGCGGCGGTGAATCGCCAGCCGGACGGCGGAAACAATCCCCAGAAGAAGTCCAGCCAGCGCCAGCTTTTCGCTGACGGTCATCACGCCCACGCCGGTCACCAGGGCGGATGTTGCAAACGCAAAATATTCGTTAATACGATCCAGAGTCATTCCCATAACTGGACGGTTACCCGTTCCACCTCGCTGGTTATCACGGGCATTTCGATCTCCTGCCCGGCATTCAAAAATATCTGGTTGCTCAGTCCCGGATTGGCTTCGAGCACCTTCTCCGTGACACCTGCGGTTTTGCCGTAATGACGCCAGCAGAGCTGATCAACCGTGTCGTTTTGCAGCGCCCTGACTTTCATCAGAACAACTCCGCATAGATACGGGCTTCTTCCCGTATATCTGAAATACTCCAGCGCCCGTCCCGCCAGAGATCGTCTATTTGCCTGTCCAGGGCCTCCGCATCCTTGTCGCCCTTTGGCGTGGTGCCGACGTCCCTGTAACCTTCCAGTACGCTGGCGCGCGTGAAGGAGTAGACCGCGCGCCGGAAGCGATAAACTTTTGCGCTTTCGCCGTTAATCTGCTCGACAGGTTCACCGGCGGAAGTCAGCAGTACAGAAGCCAGCGATTCAGCGCCTTCCGCTTCTCTTTGCTTACGCCAGTCTTTCAGCTGATCCGCGACATGCAGCGCGGCCTCCGTTGCCATATGCATTAATCGGGATGTTGTAATGTCACCGGCGATGCGGGCAGCGAGGCGCAGATCGTGGAGTTTTACCGTCGGCCAGAAAGTGCCGATGGCAATCTGTGCGCCGCCGTCGTCCACGTCTGTCACATCACTTTCAGCAGGTCTGACGGGGCGCTGCGCGATAAAACTCATCGTCGTTTCTCCGGTAGGTCAGGCGGTGGGCTCCCGGTAAAAAGACCGCATAACGGGCAGATCGCCGGGCGCGCCGCCTGTGGCGCGGGGCCAGTTCATTACGCTCAGGCGTTTACTTTGACGGCGGTTTTCGTTGTCTTTTTTGCCGCCGTTTTGCGGGTAGCTTTTTGGGTGCCGGCCGCCGTTTTCGTCTGCTTGCGCGTTCGTGTTGTTTTTTCTGCTGCGGGTGTTTCGGTTGCCGCTGTATCGCTGGATGAAGGCTCATCTTCCGCATCACCACTCGCCGTGCTGGTCTGCGGCGCCTTCTTCAGCGCGCTGACCAGAGAGGCGATCTCCCGTTTCACGCCTGCGCCCGGGTTCAGGCTCATGGCTTCCCGGAAGAGTTTCAGCGCTTCGCCTTTGGTTTCCGCGTCTTCCGTGTCGCGACGACAAAACGCCCTCACCTTGCACAGCTTCGCGCGGACCTCATCCGGCATATCACTGTCAGCCACAATTTCGGCCAGCTCGTCAAGCATGGCGATATAGCCTGACAAATCGGCTCCGGCGTCCGTGGTGGCGAGGTTCAGAATGGGATTGCAGATTTCTTCGGTCAGCACCGTCGGTGCCGGGCGGCGATAGTTGTCATCCGGCATGCTCAGGCCATGCTTAACGACATAGCGCCCGATACGCAGCGCCAGCGCATAGTCGGAGCAGTCCACCGCCCACACCATCAGCGTGGTGATAACCGGATCGGCTCGTCCGCTGTCGCCCTCGATCGTGCCGTCAATCCACCCCTGAAACTCAGGAAGGATGCTGGCCTTTACCGCAGCCTTCGCCTGGCGGGACTGGATCTGGCTTAGCGAGGATTTATGCATATGCAGGCGAAAGAGGATCTGCTCATGTGCGGTGCGCGTCTCCGCGTCACGCTCATCACTGATGCCCCGCCTCTCTGCCATGACCTTCTGAAAGTGTCTTTGTGCCGGTGTCAGCATGGGTTCATTCTCCTGGGTGGGCTTGCTGCCCGCCATGTGATGGGGATTATCAGGCGAATGTCACGCCGTCAATCATGGCAATCATGCCGTACTCTTCAATGACATAGTCATCATTGCTGGACTGGTAAGTCGCCACGCGGTTGTAGTGCGGCTCTTCCCGGATAGAGCGACGCAGGGAGCCTTTCTGGTAGTACACAGAGAGGTTTTTCAGGTTGGTGATGAGCACGACATCTTCAGGAATACCCGGCACAAAAACGGTCGGTAGTCCTCCAATCTTTTCCTGACTGACAATGAGCTGCGCGGCCAGCAGTTCGGTATTCGGATTGGTCTGGCTGAGCGCATTCACTTTCGGCAGGTTCACTTTCAGCAGCAGATCGGACGAGAGCACAGTCACCAGACCGGGAGCGCGGCGGAACCAGGGATCCATAAGGCTGTGACGTGCATCGAGCACGGCGGCATCAATATTGCCGTAGGTGCCTGACGCGATTACCGCGTTATTCTCATCGCGGGAGGTCAGCGAGATACCTGGCATAATGCGCTGCGGCGCTTCATTGCGGATTTTTTGCAGCCAGCCAACGCCGCAATCCTGTAATAACGGATAGGTTGTGCGGTCCGAGTTTTCAGAGTAATGCGTGCCATTAAAGCCAATCATCTGGCGATCCAGCCCCAGCTGACGAGCCATCGCATTACTGATTAATGACTGAAATTCAGGGTGACCGGCCCACGCGTCCAGCTCCGCATACGAAAGCGCATAGTCATAGTTGGTTTTGCGGCAGTGGTAGTTCTGCGGCTCTTTGTTATGGTTCGGTGCAGGGTTACGGCGGTTGGTGCCGTCCGAGCTGTTATTGGTGCTCGCCATCGGCCCTTTACTGCCAATTTTTACTTTCTGCCCTTCCTGCTCTTTAACCCCAAAGTGGTTAACCAGCTTCATGAAGTCATCCGACTCCATGGCGGCCTGTTCCAGTTTTTGCTGGATAGTCGGATCGACGCTGAAACGATTGGCAACGGCTGAGGGTGAGACACCGTTCAGATGTGCCTGGCGCACAATGTACTTATCAAATAATTCGCGGGTCAGGTTTTCCATTTTTTACCTCTTAGAATTCTGCAAGCTGCGCGCTGCTGTTGCCGGTTGCCGCCGGTCGTGCGCTGTAATTTTCTGCGGGCTGGAGCTGAAGCTGACCGCGCAGCTCGTTAAGTTCGCTGGTCAGTTGCTGAATGGTGGCTTTATCCTGTTGGCGGTCCTGTTCCAGGGCACTGAACCGGTCAATCTGGTCTGCCTGAGATTGAGCAACGGCTTCAACAACCTGATGCAACTGACTGAAACGCTGATCGTCGGTTTTCTGGCCTTTGCCAAGGATGCTCATCACGCGGTTGAACCAGTTGACGCCCTCCTCGCTGCGCTGGGCGGCCAGTTCGATCACTTCAGCTTCAAGCGCATCGGAGAACAACGGCGCCTCGATCTGCTGGTTATTGAACGCCATCACCTGCGCGCGCTGCTGGGCGGCGAATTTAAGGCGCTCAGTTCCCAGGCTCGCCGGCGTGTCCGTCATCGCCAGCCCAACCACGTACGCCTTACCGTTAAGGGCAAACTGCGGATGCAGCTCAATACTGGAATAGATTTTTTTTCCTTCATCGGTGAGCTGCTTCATTCGTGCCGACGCGTCGATCTCGGCATAGAGCGCCGTACGACCGGCCAGCGGCCCTTCGGAGATATCCTCCGCGCTTAATGCAACAACATCCCCCATGGCGCCAAAATTGCTGTCAGGAAGCATGGAGAGATAGTGCTCCACGTTCACGCGGGCGCCGTAAACGGCCGGGTTGTAGCTCGCCGCCGCATCGCGGAGGTGCTGCGGCTGGATCTCGCGCCCGTCAACGGTGGCGCCGGAAACCGCAACGCGAAACTTTTTGCGGGCGGGTTTAGTCGTGCTGGCCATGTCGTTTTATCCTGTTGATTAATGTCAGTCGCTGCATCATCGCAGAGCCTGAAAGCCCGGCGCCACGCGGTTTTGTTGTCGGAGAACGGCCAGACCTGAAAGCCCGAGCCGCGAGGATCGCGCGCAGGTAATCTCCCTGCTCAAAAGGGGGAAGTGATGATTCAGGATGCGTTTATTCGATTAAGGGCAAAGCAGCTCTACTGGCAGGGTTACCCGCCCGCCGAAATTTCGCGACTCATGGGTATCAACTCAAACACGGTTTATTCCTGGAAAAAACGTGACGAGTGGGACGACACAACGCCTATCAAACGGGTAACGCAATCCATTGATACCCGTCTCTGCCAGTTGAGCGCGAAAGACAATAAAACCAGTGGCGATTTCAAAGAGATTGATCTGTTAACCCGGCAGTTGAAAAAGCTGGATACCGGGCAGGCCTCCACTACCACAGGCGCTAAAAAAACCAGTCGACGCAAGAAGAAAAATCACTTCTCCGAGGAGCAGATCGAGGCATTGCGCTCAAAAATTCTCGACTCTCTCGCATGGCACCAGCGCGGCTGGTACGAACAGCGCGATCAGCGTAACCGGATGATCCTCAAATCGCGGCAGATTGGGGCTACCTGGTACTTTGCCCGCGAGGCATTGATGGGCGCACTGAGAACGGACGTTAAGCACGATTACCAGCGCAACCAAATTTTTCTGTCGGCGTCCCGCAAGCAGGCGCTCCAGTTCCGCAACTTCATCCGTAAAGCGGCTGAAGAGGTGGACGTCGAACTTAAAGGCGGTGAGCAAATCACGTTGTCAAACGGCGCGGAGCTGCATTTTCTCGGGACGTCGGCGGCGACGGCGCAGTCGTACACCGGCCACCTGCGATTTGATGAGTTTTTCTGGACAGGAAACTTTATTAACCTGCGCAAAGTTGCCGGCGCCATGGCGACGCTCAAAGGCTTAACGCGCACGTACTTCTCCACGCCATCCAGCGAAAGCCATGAAGCCTATCAGTTCTGGACCGGCGATCGATGGAATGCGAAACGGCCTAAAGCGCAGCGCGTTGACTTTGACGTTTCATGGAAGAAAACCCATAGCGGCGTGCTTTACCCGGATAAAACGTGGCGGCAGATCGTCACTATTCAGGACGCTATTAACAACGGCTGGGACTACACCGACATTGATGAAATCCGGGACGAAAACAGCCCTGATGAATTTGAAAACCTGTACATGTGCGAGTTCGTCAAAGACGGCGAAAGCGCGTTCAATCTTAGCCAGTTACTGGGGTGCGGCGCTGACGGGTATGACGACTGGCCCGACTGGAAACCGTTCGCCAGTCGCCCTATGGGGCAACGTGAGGTGTGGCTGGGCTACGACGCCAACGGCGGCAGCGGCAATGGTGATGCCGGTGCTCTATCCGTGACGGTCCCTCCCCTTGTGGCTGGCGGCCGGTTTCGAACGGTTGAATTGAAGCAACTGCGAGGGCTTGAGTTTGAACAGCAGGCGGCGGTCATCAAAGAGGCTGCCGAGCGCTACAACGTCACTCACATCGCCATTGACGGGCAAGGCGTCGGGGAGGCGGTCTGGCAGATTGTTAAAAACTGGTTCCCAGCCGCTATTTGCTACCAAATGAGCCTCTCTTCCAAGCGCGCTCTTGTCCTCAAAATGTTGCAGGTCATCCGCGCCGGCCGCTGGGAATATGACCGCAGTGAGCAGGGCCTGGTCAGAGCCTTTAACGCTGTTCGCAAAGTTGTTACGCCCGGCGGTTTCATCACTTACGAAACGGACCGATCGCGCGGCGTAAGCCATGGTGATATGGCTTGGGCAACCATGCTTTCGATTATTAATGAACCGTTGGGCCAGGAAAGTGGCGGCGGTGGTTTCGCAATGGGATGGTAACTTTGAAAAAGAAATACGGTAAAAAGCCGATAGCCAGCACCGCCGGCCCTGACATTGTGGAGTCACTGAAGGCCGACCCCGCGTTGACAGCGTTCAGCTTTGACGGCCCTTATCCCGTGCGGGATATGGCCGATTTGCTGGACAATCTCTATTGTATGGACAACGGGCGATACTATGAGACGCCAGTGGATTTTTACGGGCTGGCTAAAGCTCCACGTCAGAGCGCCTGGCATGAGTCGGCGTTGTATTTCAAACGAAATGTGCTCACCGGCTGTTTTATCCCGCACAAGCTGCTCAATCGCCAGACCTTTTCCGCGTTTGCGCTGGACTGGTTCACGTTTGGCAATGCCTATCTCGAATTGCCGCGTAATCGCCTGGGCGGCCCGCTACCCTTCAAACACTCTCTGGCGAAGTACACCCGGCGTGGGAGCACAGATCTCGATCAATACTGGTTTATCCGGCGCTGGAAAGAAGAGCACACGTTCAAATCAGGAACGGTTTGTCACGTTCTGAACCCTGATATTAATCAGGAGGTCTACGGTATGCCGGAATATATGGCAGCACTGCTGGCCGCCAGCCTGGCCCACTCCGCTGACATGTTCCGTAAGTTGTACTACGACAACGGATCGCATGCTGGATGTATTGTCTATATTGGCGCTGGACAGATTGATGATAAAAGCATGAAGGCAGTCAAAGAGACGTTGACCGGTGCGCGTGGGAAAGGCGCATTTAAAAACCTGCTGCTGCATGCGCCAGGCGGCGGCAAAGACGGCGTGCAAATCCTCCCCTTCCAGCAGATCACGGCGAAAGATGAGTTTATCAACATTAAGAACGCCACACGTGACGACATACTCGCAGCGCACCGTATCCCGCCGCAGCTGATGGGCGCCATGCCAGAGGGAAACGGCTCATTTGGGGATATCGAGAAAGCCGCCCGGGTCTACGCTATCAACGAGCTGACGCCCGTAATGGAGGCGCTGAAGGTGGTCAATGAGTGGATCGGAGAAGAAGTGATCCGCTTTAACCCTTACGCATTGCTTACCGCTGAGAAATAACCGCCAGAAAACTCAGTTTCTTTAAACAACATCAGCCATTTATAACAGGCCAGCGTTTTCGCTGGCCTCATCTTTTCTGCTGAAAAAATCCCGCATCAGCGCCCCTCTGCGCGTCGCTGCTTTTTCCCTGCAAAGGCATGCCGCCAACCAAAACGACCGCTCACCGTGACGCAGAAACCGTGAAATTGCGTATTCTGCCGCCTTCCCTACCCTGACCCATTTGCGGGGGCTTGCCCCCCGTCACCTGCACGCAGCTATCCTTTCATTTTTCGTGCATGCACAGAATCGACCTCAGACCTCTCTCTGCATGGATATAAGTTGAAATAAGTATATAAATAAAAGTATGCAAATTCGTATACTAATGTGCATCAAAAATTTGATAAAAATTCTGTTTTATGTAATGCGTTGCAATCTACATTTTATCAACCAACCACTGAGTTTAAGGTAAACCCTAACAGCAACCTTGAATAACGTCATCGCATTATCTTTTTACATTAAAAAAAGGATACTAAAGCATGCCTATCTGTATCCTTCCTCTTCGCCTCTTCGCCTCTTCGCCTCTTCGCCTCTTCGCCTCTTCGCCTCTTCGCCTCTTCGCCTCTTCGCCTCTTCGCCTCTTCGCCTCTTTGAATATTGCATACATCCTTGCACCTCCTCAAAATACATTATGCTTATACATTAGAGTAAAAATACAGAAACATGTAAAATCACCAAATAATCCAAGCATGCCGCACCAATATTAAAAAACCTCACCCAACTATAATATCCTCACTATAATTACACCCGAGTATTAATATAGAATCCCTCAAGCATAGGACAGGTGTTATAATTTATAAGGCAACACTCATATAAAAAGGTTGCCTTATGATTCAGATTTTAGCTTAGGTGGCAGATTTCAAAATTTTGATGTTTTGTTTAGCTGATTCAAATATCTCATAACAGCTTTTAAGCAGTTGCGCTGATTTATCAGGACAAGTAACAGCCTGACGCCTTATATGTTTAAATCTTTCAAAGTAAACCAACCTTAGTTCTGTTTCTGATTTTATCTTTTTATTTTCTTCTTCATTAATAGAATCCATAGAAAGGATTCTTTTACTAATTTCTTTAGCTGCATGTATCTTTGTTGAAGCTTCAGATACTAATTGATGCCTAACATATCCTAGCATAGCTTCTTCAAACGAGTATATAACATACTTCACAGACTCATGAACATTATGTATTTCTTCAAGTGAGGTAGGGAATTTATTCGCATGAGCAGCAGAATGCCGCCAATCTAAAAGTTGGTCGTATGCTTTTGCTAAATCTAAAGCTTTTTGCCTCCCTATCTTTAAGCATTTATTTTCAAACCATTTTGTATTCCCATCAAAACTAGATATAATAATCTTAAGATCATTAAATTTTATCTTGCTATTTAATCTTTCATATTTTCTTTCGACTTGAAATGAAAATTTTTTGTGATAAAAATCAGAATAATCATAGAGTATATCTCTTATGCAGTTTTCATAAGTCGCTGCAATACAAACCACATAAAATATGGAAAACTTTTTTCGTTCTTCTGACTTGGATGGATCGGAAACAGGTGCTAATGCATCTAATTGAGCATAGAATAAATCTAACTCCTTCATTAGGTCATTAATTATTGTTTTATGCACTTTCCACATACCTCTTTGCTATATGGAAACGCTCTTTCAAAACAACAGAGTCTGCTGTAGACATCAACGTTGTTCTTTGAAAATCTTCATCTGCTAAAATCGACTCATAGGTCTCTTTCAAATTACTAAAGTCAAACTCTTCATACTCAAGAAGCGCTACAACAATAGAGTCCATTACGGCCATATTAACTACGCTTCGAGGCCGGAAAGGAGATGATATGTTTTCTGCAATCGCATTCATTACTACAGGGAATCGTTGAATAAATCTTTTAGCCTTAGATGAAGAAAAATCTCTATTTTCACTCATAGACTGATTTAAAAATCGGACCATCGGCTTCTCATATTCACGCCAATCTTGATAAAGAGCAAAAATACGTAAAACAAGCTCCATATCTCTTTGGTGCTTATCATTATGTCTTATTCTTAAAGACTTCATCCAACCAGTACAAGTATTCAACTCCTGAAGAACTTTAACAATATTCCCTCTAAAAACGGCGTTTCTGATTTCTTGAGGTTTTAATTGAGTTCCCCCAGTATTTAACCTTTCAAATATGTGGAAAACACAATCATCTCTTTTTGAAGGTGAAAGCTGCTTTATATGAATAGCTCTCAAAGTGGAGTTACGCAGTTTTCTTTGTTCTTTGCTAGATAGCTCGGCAAAAGTTTTGCCATTCAAAGAGGATGCCTCAGATAGACCTTTTAACCTGAATATTTGCCGTTTATCTGTTTTAGATTCACCAAAATATCCATCCATGAAATATTTTATTGACATCAATCTCTGTTGGCCGTCTATTACCTCTAAAATTTCATCATCATTAACATATAGGAAAATCTGAGGGACCGGCAACCCAATAATAAAAGACTCAATTAACTTTGATGCTTGTTCAATTTTCCAAACAAAATTCCTCTGGTAGAATGGTATGAGCATGTCGCCTTTTTCTAATTGCTCAGCAAGAAGCGATAGGCTGGAATCTACCGGTGTAACGGATATATCAAATTCAACGAACGGTTCGTCATCAACTTCGTTTTCCACGGATATGTCATAGCTGCTCATTTCACTCATTTTAAATCCTTTTTACCATTTCGTATAATGTGTTTATGAAACTTCCTCATCAATGTTCACTCGATTCTAGATTGTCAAAGCATAGTAATCAATCAAATCAATGTCTCTTCGATTGAAGCCAAGCCGCATCCAGAACACACTTCAAAGCTAGCTGAACTGAAAAAACCTATTTTCTATGGAGCCTACCCCATCTTACTGCTTCTGTCGATACTACCAATTTTTTTATGGTATCTTAAGAATCCATGTTCATGCCGACTTGGTGCAATAACTTACCCCATTGCCACAGGATCGTGCGTATCTAGTATGTTCCTATGTGCCCAAGCCATGTCAGAAAAGGCCTTTGTTAATACATTTCTATAAAAACCACAAAAAAAATCAATGAATAAGAGCCAGCTACGAAGAAGCATTCTCTAGATTTTTCAGTAGTTCTAATTTGCTGTTCATCTGATTGCGTACCCGCAACTGCTCTTCCTGGGTCTGCTCTGACAGGATTTTATGAATAATCACTGTTAAAGATGTGTGCGTACGCCTTCCATTGAGGAATTTATGTGGAACGGATTGATCGGGCCTATGATTGGTTGTTATACCAAACAACAATACCAATCGCACGGTCGGTCGCAGACGTGAAACACCGTGCGATTCCACAACTATGCATCTTTCCATTTCGACAATATGCGCATCCCTCATGCTTTTCAGCCATAGTTTGTCTCCTGGTTCTGGTACCGATGGCAGATCCAGGACTATCTCAGGCCGAGTACCCTTTTTAAGCCAGGCAACGATATCTTCATGAATTTCCACAGTGAATGTGGTCATAATTTCTTCCTTACAGCCCTTTGGCAGCGATCGAGCAGCTCACTTTGTTTGGTCAATGATGCCGGGGCGTGGTTGGCGTGTTTAAACAATCGGCGCTCCACTATTAACTCCCCTTCTCTGATGGCAAACTCCATTTCGCCACGCGACAGAATGCAACCACCTACTAATAATCTAACCTCCCCGTCACTGAGAATGATATTACGTCTATTCAGTTCGGCGATCGCATGGTCAGGCACTTCTTGCGAGATCCCGCTAATGCCTTGCTGCGGTGAATTTCGCCCCTCGCCGTTCGCTGCCGTGCCGTTCTGTTGAAGTAATTCTACCTCTGACTTTTTCTTTTGGTATTCCGAAGCCGCAGCAGCATAGTTATCTGCACGCCGTTTCGCTTCAAGCTGTAACTGCTCGCGCCAGCGCTGTTCTGCTTCTTCCGGCGCTAAACTCACATCTTTCGCGGCGGTGACTTTTGGCCCCCATGCCAGCGCGGTTTCGTCATCAATCGACGTGCGCATCCCACGCGCGGTACGCATGAAGGTCTGATCTGAGTTTTCTCGGGCAGATTTTCTTAGCCGGCCGGTGATCTCCTGCCTTTGCTGGCGTGAATATCGCTTTAGATCTTCAATATTCAGCGGAAGTTCTGTCACTGAACTGTCGTGGGGTGAGCTTTTACAAGCTGACATCGCTGTTTCTCGCGGTGGTTTTTCGTCCGATTCGGCGCGCCCCGTACAGTTATTGACAGAACTCCAAGGGGCCGCGTCGCGGCCTTCTAAGGTCAAATTCTCGACCGACGATGGCTTATGCTTAGGTACGATTTTGTAATCGTTGGTGCGGGTATAAATGACCGATTCACTGACTGTAAAAGGACAATAGACGCCGCTGATTTTGGCGACTGTGTCACCATAATCATTGCCGTTTTCGGTGTATTCGTAATTGAGACGAACACGCAAACAATCGCGAGTTACAAACGGGCCGCCCTGGGCGTTGACGTATCCCGACCAGTCGGGCGCATCAGCCGCAGCGCGGGCAGCTTCAAGTTCCGGGTGCAAGACAAGCTCACGACTTCCCAGGCGCCTTAGCTCGCGCCAGGTGGATACAGGCGCGCCGCCAATCTGTTGAAACTGGCGAATACTCCAGCGTGAAGCCCACGCCCGCACGCGCTTTGCCATCTCTTTAACGGGTTTGCCTGACTCGTGATCAAACTCGCCATCCATTCCATAACCGTCGATATTTTTTGAGATGTACTTTGCGATGTATCCCGTTGCCGATCCAAACTCTTCATCAATTGGTTTGGCAGTAAAACGATACTGAGCCGCGCCGGGTTCGCTTCCATCCACCTGGAGGGCGTACTCATGAAAAATATCAGTGGCAAGCTCCACCTCTTCCGGGCGGAGAAATAACAGCAGGTGCCAGTGCGGCGTTCCGTCGTGATGTGGTTCGGCTACACGAAAACCAAATGTGCGGATACCTTCCCTTCCCCATTTGGCGCGTACACGTGACCACACGTTGCAAAGATACTTTTGAGTTTTGCGTGGGCTGGCATTGCAGTATTTATCGTTGCGCTTGCCGGAATGCACATGCGTGGCGTGATAACGTGACGGTGCGGTCAACGTGTAGAACATGCCAACCAGTCCCATCTCGTTAGCCATATCCTCAAAACCGCGCATGCGCACCATCAATTCGTGACGGGCGATCTTCGGGTTGGAAACGCTGCCCATGACCTTGTCGAGCAAGGAGGTACGCTCGCCAGTGTCCTGGTCTTCCAGCTCCATCGCCTGAAGGTATTCAAAGTTGGCTTTTTTTTGAGCTACCCACTCCCTGAGGCAAGGCTCAGAGCAATAAGGGGATGCCACTTTGCTGACGTAGCTAGTGGCGATCATGAGGTGCTCACGCCAGCGGTCATGAATTTTGCGGAGCTTACCTAACCACCACTTTTCCTTTTGAAGTCTAGCAATGACACTTAATGCATCTTCTGCTGTCAGTACTTCATCGCAATACTGTTTCCAACCAGGGATTGCAATGTTGAGTGAGGTCGCTTTACTGGCAATGGCGCCGTAAGCGTAGATCGTGGAAAACTCCACATCTGCCGTTTTCTCGTACCGAAAATCAAACTCGCGCATAAACTCGCTTTTCATCAGGTTCGCGAGCTTATACGCCAGTCTTTTCAGGCGCTTTTTATCTGCCCATGGCAGCAGATGAAAATCATCACGTAGCGGAAAGAGAATTGCAGGCAGATTACCTTGTGGCAGATATTGTGCGTTTACCGCATCAACTCGACGCAATACATGGCGCTCAAACGTGTTGAATAACCAGCGTACAGCCTCTTTCGGGTTCCTACGGTCCAGAGTTTCCAGGTGCATTGAAAAACGCTTGCGGATAAACGCAGGGAGAGCCTGGACGCGGCGCCGCAGATGACGCGCCAGTCTTGCGCGATCAAATGCCCTGCTCGCCTCCCCATCACGAGGGCGCAACGGTACCCGATAAACAACATCAACAAGATCGCTATAGGCAAGTGCCTTACGCTCGCCTTTTGGAGTGAGATACTCAATTGCAGGCTCTTCGGCGTCGCTTGGATTAATAGCACGCCGTGGGGCATTCCAGCTCCATGCCAGGACTGTGGAATCAGGCATAGCTCACCGTCGTTATCTTATTTTGCCAGGTCAACGCCACAACAAGCCGGCGCGCCAAACATTTCGGCATATGCCGCATCGCCCATCACCGCCCCACAGTCCGGGCAACCTCCACCTCCAGAACGACCGCAACCACCACACACGCGAAGTACGCCAATCACTTCACCGGCCATATCGCGGCTTTTGGCACTAACGGAACGGCGAACTTTGAAGGCGTGGAGATTAAAAGCGGAGTAGATCTGGCGGGTTTCTGGTGTGTCGCTATTCGAGATGACCGAGCGCGTTCCATACTGGCGATTAACGTCCAGCAACGCCGTAACCAAAGCGCGGTGATCATCCAGGGTAAATGGCTTGCCGTAAGCGGTAAAATTGGCTGTTTTGCTAGTCGGGATGTACGGCGGATCGCAGTACATCACGGAGTCCAGGCAATTCCTGGCGACGTACGGAATGGAAGTACGAAAATCATCACAAAGAAAGAGCGCGTGAGTATCCCGCGCCTTTTCGGCAAATAGGCGCATTTCTGCTTCTGGAAAATAAGGCGCCTTATAGCTGCCAAATGGAACATTGAAACCGCCATCCCTGTTGGTGCGATAAAGCCCGTTGAAGCAGTGGCGGTTCAGGTATAAAAATGAGGCCGCCCACCGTACAACGTAATCATCTGCACACTCGTCATCCCACGACAGGTGGTTGAACAACTTGCGCTCTTCGTAATAGCTATCTTCGTTATTGCCATTTCTGAATACGTTTTTGGCGATCAGTATCAATCTTTCAGGGTCTTCCCTGAGCGCGCGGAAGAAATTGATCAATGCGCGATTGCTGTCACAAAGCACATAGCGGCGGTATTCCGTATTCATAAAGACTGTGCCACTGCCTACAAAGGGCTCAATCAAGCAATCGGCTTTAGGTAAATGCTTCAGCAGCTCCGGCAACACGCGGGTTTTACCGCCAGCCCACTTAAGAGGTGACTTAATCATTTGCGGCATTCCTGGTTATAGGTTTCATGGGTCATAAGTCGCCACTGTTTTCCACCGTTTTTGCTGAGCAAACGCCAACGGAGGCCAATGCGGATCACGAGATAGGCGTGTGGCTTGACGCGGGTGTAATTACGCTGTCCACGAGCAAAGCAATTCAGGGCGGCAAGCGCCCTCTTACAAACCGGCAATGGCGCGTTACAAACAACAGACAGATGCGAATGCATGGCGGCCCTCATAGCGATCCAATGTGTGGAGAGGTCAAGCGCTGCCAGATTTCGCAGACTTGCTCCGCTTGATATCGCGCGTCAGTGAGCGTGTAACGTGCCAGGGCGCTTCTCGCATGAGGCGCATAGTCTGTGGCAGCAGCAAGGTCGAGAAGTGAACGAGTGCAGCGGTATTTTGTGCCTTCAGGGAAAATGCCTGACACCTCTAAGCGATCCACGGCATAACGAAGTGAAACCAGTTTTTCCGGGGCATCTTTGAACCATACGAATAACGCCGCGTTCCGGGGACAGGTATTGTCGGCGATGAAAGCAGCAAGGCTGCAAAGTGCATCTTCTTCAGCTTCGGTTGCGCTCATTACTTCGGCGCGCCAGTGAGAGTCTTTTTTCATCCAATCGAATGCCGTACTAATGCTGATACGGCCCTTCAAGCTTTCAGATTTACGAATGTCTATCGAAGAATAAAAAACCTTCCCGATCTGCCCTGTTGAGGGTTCAAAAAGCACAGCTTCAATGGCACACAGAGGTGATGACGGTTTCTTACTAACGTTAATCAAATCGATCATTACGTGATTCATGGTCTACTGCCCTCGCTGGTGATTGTTTCGTGGTTGGCTATCCACTGCTCAAGTGCTGAATAAATCTCTTCGGGGGTAAGGCCTTGCTCTTTCAGCAGGCCCATACGGATGCGCAGCAATCCGAGTAAGTGGGCGCGCTCGCCTTTGCGCGCATTGGTGCTGATTCCCATAAACTCTGGATCGCTTATTCCGCCTTGCGGCTTTATTGACGTAACCGACATGTAACCTCCTGAAAAAGGCAAAATGAATCCCCGGCAAAATGAATGCCGTTGTTTTTAATGCTGGTTAATTAATGGTTAGGGCGCGGCTTTCTTTTAATCTGCTTAAATATCCTTTCATGCCAGTAATACATGAAATCAATAAAGGTCATTCGCGCGCGATCGTGATTACCGCGAATTGCTTTCTCCAGACCGTAAATAATTATATCAATTGATGGGCTGTTAGAGCTGACTGTAATACGCGCACCATTTCTCAGGTGGACAGTGAAACCCTGCTCAGCATTTTCTATCGCCTCGCGTATCAGCATTTCCTGATCCCAAGATGTTTTTTCTTCGGTGAACATGGCGTACTCCGATGATCAGTTAAAGCGAGGGGGCTCCAGCCGCCAGGAGGCTCTAGCTCCCAGTTTCAGGTGTTCCAGGATCTCCGGTGTAACCTCTACGGTTACCGCTTGCGGCTGAACAAACGTCATAGCCCTCTTCAGTTGCTCAGCGCCAAGAGATAGCAGGTCATATGGTTTAGGGATCTCACCATCGGTGACGGAAATAATGATGTTGCGGAGTTCTTCAAGCGTGCATTCATCATTCTCGCCTTGAAGCATTGCGAAATGATAAAGGTGGGATACGCCATGACGTAAAAGCTGGAGAGAGTAATCATGATTCCATTCCAGAAACTCTTTATTGAAATGGAAGCATTGTAAAAGCGAGTTAATTTTGTCTGCATATTCGAGTTTCATTTTCGCCCTCAGAGATTAAAAAGCAATAAACCGCTTTTTCCTCATGATTCTGTCAATCGTTCGGCATGCTTCTGATAAAGCAAAGTCAATGCCGTAATAATGGCCTGTGTGCGTAATTTGATAGCGCTGGCGGTTGTACGGCTTTTTGCGTGGGAGTTTCAGAATAGTAAAACCACAGTAAAGGCTGGTTTTGCTATTGAGTTGTGATACTGATCCGCGGCTACCGTTATTCATGTTTCCTCTCCTGAAACCGGCTATCGACCTGGCTCACCGAGACCAAGCCACATCAACCACCCTTCCCTGATCTCCTTTGGACGACTTTCGTAGGCCAGTTTCATGCCGTTGTTCCAGGCTGGAAGGTAAACCCAGTACTCGCCCGCACGGCCAGAAGTTGACTGGGGATCGGTCATCTCGATTACAGGTAACTTCCCTTTCTCGATCATTCCTCTTACGGCTGCCGGAGTTTTACCAATAATTTTCGCAAACTCCTGATACGGGATGGCATCGCTGCTACTGACAATTTTTTTGTTCATCTGATAACCTCTTATCTAGATCTAACCAATGGGCTTCAATGTTCTCTAATGTGCCTTAGTGTTTTTAGAGAATATCGAACAACAATAGAGAATACCGAAGATATTAGAGGATCTTGATAACATGTCAACAGCTATTAGTGAGAAGCTTGCGTTGATTCGCGAGTCCGAGAGACTTAACAGAAAGCAATTTGCTGAAATTACAGGAGTTCCTTACAGCTCACTCACATATTATGAAAGCGGAAGGACCATACCGCCTACCGACATAGCGATGAAAATTCTCCAACACCCCCGATTCTGTAAATACGCTCTTTGGTTTATGACCGATCAGGTGTCCCCTGAATCCGGTCAAATCGCACCGGCCCTCGCACACTTTGGGCAAGACTTAACAACCTCGCAGCACTCAGACCAAAAGACTGGTTAACAATTAACCAGTCTTACATACATTTCAAATGTCTATTATTGGTCGAAAAGTATTCATCACATAATTGCAACGCGTTAAGGCCTAAAGGCAAACGCACCCATCGGAGGGTTTTCTTATGACTATTAAGAAACTCGATGATGGTCGATATGAAGTGGACATCAGGCCTGCTGGTCGCAATGGAAAGCGTATCCGCAGGAAGTTTGATAAGAAAAGTGAAGCGGTAGCTTTCGAGAAGCACACGCAGTTCAACCACCACACCAAAGAATGGTTATCAAAGCCGACGGATAAGCGGCATCTGTCTGAACTGATACAGCTTTGGTGGAATTTGAAAGGCAAGCATGAGGAGCACGGTCGGATAAACCGCAACAAGTTAGATATTTTTTGCAGGATTACCGACGATCCTTGTGCTTTTCAGATTACAAAAGCACTGATTAGTCAGTATTACGCGGCAAGAAGAAGCCTGGGCATTAAAGCTTCCACCATTAACCGCGATCTCAACAGCATCAGTGGTATGTTCACTGCGCTTATCGAGGCCGAGTTGTTTTCGGGTGAACATCCGATCAGAGGGCGGAAGAAGTTGAAAGAAGAAGTCCCCGAAACTGGCTATCTGACAGAGGACGAAATCAAGCACTTGCTCTTTAAACTGGATGGTGACAACAAGAAGATAGCTGTTCTCTGTTTAAGCACTGGTGCTCGCTGGGGAGAAGCGGCTCGACTCAAGGCGGAACACATCATACAGAACCGTGTGACGTTCGTTAAAACCAAGAGTAACAAGCAGCGGACTGTTCCAGTTTCAGCGGAAGTGGCAAAACTCATAGCGGATGGTAAGCGAGGGTTGTTATTTGGTAAGGCGTCATATTCTGACTTCAGGCAGATACTCAGGGAGGTAAAACCTGATCTTCCGACCGGCCAGGCGACGCATGCACTACGCCACAGTTTCGCGACGCATTTTATGATTAATGGGGGGAGCATAATTACATTACAGAGGATCTTAGGACATGCGCGAATTGAGCAAACTATGGCCTACGCTCACTTTGCACCGGAATATCTTCAGGACGCGATCTCGCTTAACCCGCTGAGAGGTAGCGCTGATGTGTGAAACGTCCACATAATGTCCACAGATGGGTAATTAGTTATGGCTTTCAATGGTCTTGCGTGCCGCGCAACTCCGCATTGTACCGTTGAAAGCCCCTTGTTCCGGGTGTTTCCAACGCACCCGACGGGGCTTTTTTTCCTGCCGCGTGGACAAGTATTCCCCAAACAGATGTGATAAATTTAAAAATATCACTGTTTATTCGACGCTGATGTCCGTTTGCAGCCCATTATGCTGGGGTGACGTTTGGCGTGCTGGAGCTGTATTATTCATGTCAGATTTTATTCTTGCCCGGGTGTCGCAAACCCTCGCTGCGGAACAGTCCCTGGAAACCCTGGTGCGCCAGTTGCTGGAGATGCTTGAGGCGGTGACCCGAATGGAGTCCACCTATCTTACCCGCATCGATATCAACGCCCAGCGGCAGCAGGTGATGTTCGCCCATAACAGCAGCGAAATGCAGATCCCGGAAGGATTCTCCGTCCCCTGGGATGAATCCCTGTGCAAACGCGCCCTTGAGGACCAGTGCACGTTTAGCAACGACGTGGCCCATCGCTGGCACTCCTGCATCGCCGCCCAGGAGCTGGGGATCGCCACCTTTTTAAGCATTCCCGTCCGCCTGGCCGATGGCTCGCTGTTCGGTACCCTCTGCGCCACCAGCCGACAGAAGCAACCTTATAATCTCGAAGGTGAACAGGTGATGGGCCTGTTCGCGAAGCTCATTTCCCACTACGTGGAAAAAGACACCCTGGTGCAACAGCTGCAGGCGGCTAACGTCGCGCTGGAGCTGCACTCGTCGACCGATGAGCTCACCCAGCTTCCTAATCGCCGTGCGCTGTTTAAGCAGCTGGCGCTACGCTTTGCCTCCGCCCGCGCCCAGCAGCAGCAGGTCTCGCTGATTTTTATCGATCTCGACGGTTTCAAAGCCATTAACGATCGGTTCGGTCATCCGTGCGGCGACAGCTTTCTGGTACAGGTCGGCGAACGACTCACCGCCGTCGCGCGCCGTGAGGATATCGTTGGCCGCCTTGGCGGCGATGAGTTTTTGATCGTCGGTAGTGCCCAGCAACCTGCCGCGCAGCAGGCGTATGTCACGACCCTGCGCCAGGCCCTGTGCGGCGTCTACTTCCTCGGCGAACAGCGTATCGACTATGAGGGCGCCAGCTTCGGGGTGATCATCTGCGATCCGCAGAGTATCGATGTTGAAGCGGCCTTACGCGCCGCCGATGAGGCGATGTACCAGGATAAGAAGTCCCGCCGTCAGGAGAATTTCATTCATATTGACTAA